TGTAAAGACGCAGACGAGGCAGCTGAAATATTTGATAGCTGTGGTTTTGCAAGAAGAAGCGATTGGAAAATCTTTTTAGAAATGGGACAACAACCTACAGATGGTCCAAATAGCGAACAAAATTCAGATGATACAACCAAAGGTTGTAGATATCATTAACCGAGTAGCGGCAGGGGGAGGGTACCGGCATGCCTAAAGTACCCAGAAAGGCCCTGCCACGTCGTCTAGCACGGGTACCTACAGTGCTAGACACGGAATTACCACAATCTTGCCACAATTTAGACATAATCTGTGCCAGACATAAGAGATATTCTGGAGCAATTTTTTTTTTGAGTCATAGCAAAAGTTTTCGGTGGCACAGTGGCACAAGGGGTGTTTTTGGCTTATAAGTGTTGGTATTAGCGAATAGTAGCTGTGCCAGAGCGATTTTTTCTGGTGGCACAGGTGGCACACTATCAAAGTTGGTATCCGGCGCGCGCGACCCTTTTTGTTTTTTTTAAAACTTTTTTTGCCCTAAAATATCCCTTATAGTGTAAATAGATATGCCCAAATTGAAAAGACGTAAAAAATCTAAATATAAATTTACTGTAATTAAAAACAAGAAGTATTACTTCTATAAGATTACATGGGCTGATATCACCGGCGATGCGGGTCATGCTACTGTAGAAGAGTTTGACAAGTTCAAACCAAGTATTATGATTACGCAAGCATATGTATATAAAAAGGATAGAAAGAACCTTTGGACATTTGCTTCTTACGAAGTAGGAGATGAATTATTTTCTGACAGAAATGTATATCCTATTGGTTGTATATTAAAAATGGAGAAAATTAATGAAAAATAAGACCTTGACGAAGAACATGCCTAATGTAAAATGGAAGTCTATACCACCGGTGAAAGGACCCGACTCTCAAGGTATCAAAGCTCCACTCAAACCCACAAAATATGATTACAAACCTAAAAACACTTTACGCAATGATAAATAAGTTTTTTAACAACCACTCTGGTGTTGTATTATTTGTTATGCTTGTTGTGATTTATCTGAAATCGTAGCCTCTGGCGTTACATCTACAGCTTCTATTAAATCTTTATGCTCATCTAGAATTTGTTTCATTTTAAGTTCTAGTTCTGCCTCTGAAAGTTTATCTAGATTACCTGTCATGATTAACTTCTGATCTACATATAATCCTGCTGCTTTACCTCTAGCTACTTCTGCATTAGTTGCTGCTGACCAAGCTCCTTTTGCTCTGGCTGCATCTCTTATTCTTGCAAGTTCTGTGATGTGTCTTTCGAAGTTGATGCCATACTTCTCCTGTATCTCTGCTCTTAACTCACCAATATATTTAACTACTAATGGAGATCTCTTTGGACTTCTTAACTCTGATGCTGCCTGTCTAGGCCTTGACTCATAGCCAGCTTGCTTTGCGCACTCTGCTGGTGACATGCGACCCTCATTGTATACAAGAAGTTCTGCAAATTTTATCTGTCTTTCACTTAATTTGGCTGGTGCTGGCATATATTGACTTATACCGGACATTAGCGTACAAGTCAATTATGAAGATATTATTATTCTTATTTGGCTTCCTAGTAGGGCAAGGTACCGACAAATCTTTCGATGGTACTAACCTTATTGTTAACCAAATATTCAAAGGTGTGTACGATGAAAAAAGAGTCGAAACTGTGGCTTACAGTCAAGAAAAATACCCCAAAAATAAGTTGGACTAGACTAGAATCTTGGGCCTCTTATGGTGTGCCTGATTTACTTGGTTATCACGATTCATGCGGATTTTTTATGTGTGAGCTTAAATGTGCCACTAGTCCAAAAGTATCATTTAGCCCTCATCAAAAACTATTTCACATGACCAAGACAAAACGTAATTTTATAATTGTTGAACAAAGCCCAAAGGGCTCTCCTCGTTCCATAAAACTTTATGAGTCCTCCGCGATCCACGGGCTATTGATAGATCATCGCGAAACGCCATGCTTGGCGCTTGACGATTGGGATCACATCCAGCGAGTGTTGATCAACACTACGCCTGATGCTTGACGCTTGTAGCTTGTAGCTTGTAGCCTGACGCTTGCAACTTCAGGTTGCATCGCGCTTCGCTTGTGGCTTGGCGCCATCAACGAACCGCTTACTATTCTCTGCATCTAACATGTCATTGGGATGCGGCTCGCTTGCAGCTTGCAGCTTGCCGCTGGTAAAGAAGGGCTTACGTCCGGTTGGGTAACCGTTGGCCGCGCACCATTCTTCATGTATTACTTTGATTAGGTTGTAGTACTTACGCCTAGCAGCCATACATCTCCTGGCAATAGTCATCGATGCCCAGGTTGTCAGTGAAGGGCACGTTAACACGGTCCCCGCCCCAATAGCCTTCAACCTCCATCGTATTCAGGTTTACCCATACCGTCGGGCCGCCTCCTGCTACCAGGATCTCTGCAGCCATGTAACGCTTCTCACGGTCCACCAGATACCTGATGTCGTACGTACCTTCCATCCATTCGTGGGCATCCTGCTCACGTATCTTTCCTGTCTCCTCGTCGGTGACCATACACGGCCTGGAGATGCCGTTCGCAATGCTCTTGCACATCCTGACCAACTGCTCGTGGCACGTCTCGCTCTTTTTTTTAATTGCACTCATGTTATTTTCCTTTCTGTTTACTGTTATAATATCCCAGATCTACCAGCGTGTCAAGCTTGCAGCTTGTCGCTTGGAGCTTGCCGCTTTTAGCGATTGATGCTTGTAGCTTAACGCTTGTAGCTTGTAGGTTTTCCCTGAAGTTTTAATCTTGTACTTTAGATACCTCTTCCAGGGCAGCATCCCAAGCGCCAGCTCTGCTGTCAACGTTTGCAGCTGGCCGCTTGACGCTCCGTCTAGCTCTATTATTATTTTTTTTTGCATGTCTCTTCCTTTCATTTAATTGTTTAAATGTTAATTGTGTCCATTTCATGTGTACCTTTCTTTGCTTGTAGCTTGAAGCCTTGCGCCCGAAGGCGCACACTAGGCCGGGGCCAGCATTGATGCGTTTTGACTGCGCTCTCGACTGACCATCAATTGACCCCAGGTCCCACCGCGCGCAGACTTATTAAAGCAAACAGTCTGATAGGACCAGGGCTCAAGGGTGAAGGGTTCTGTGTGGGCGATCCCTCTCCAACACGTGCGATGGAGGGACGTTCTCATCAGTGACACAACTACCCATACTATAAGACACGCTCTCGCTATGTCAGTCCGTTTCACCAGCTTGACGCCTGTGGTCAATCTCTTGACCCCAGATCACCGGTGCGCACTCTCTTAACCCGAAGGCTGATTGTTCTTGTCGGTGATCAGGGCTCAAGATTCTAAACAAGCATTTACATAATCGTTATGTTCGTGTTCACATTGGGCTTTATACTCCTCTTTGTTTTTCGCCTGTGAGTTGCAAACTCTATCATATTCATCGATATAATGTTCTGTTATAATTTGTTTTGAATATGGAAAGTTTTTAATCTTACGATTAATTGCGTCTATTCTTTTGCTTTGCCAATTTTTTATTTCTTCTTTCATAATAGTAATATAACACTTGACAAACTCTTTGTCAAGGGATAATATGGGAAATATTAATAACTAAACAGAAAGGAAATATATGGCACGAATAAGGTTAAATACAGAATACCGAAACAAGATCGGTAATCGTATTGAGAAAACTCTAACTCAAAATGACTGCGAAGAAAAGCAGAAATATTTAGAGGCAAGAGAACAATTAAAACCTATACAAGACCAAACTTGGCTACTTGCCAAAGAGGTAATACATAGGACTTATACTCCAAGCGATATAGAGAAAGCTTGGTACTTACAAAGAAAATTTCAAAATGTAAATACTATTGCAAAAGATAGTTGCTTTCATTTTGGTTTTCACGGAAAGAAAGAAGATGAAAAAGGTGTTATGAAAGATCATTACTTTACAAAACACTTTGACTTTAGACTAGGTGCAAGTGTTGACGGAGTTGACCCACAAGATTATGGTCGTAATAGTGGCGACGATAAGCACTCTTTCGCATACGCGTATTTTAGAGATGAACTAAAAGCACAAGAGGGCTGCGATCCAGATATCAATATCAAGATGAAAGACAAAGAGAGCAATCCACATTGGACTAAAATAAAACAAGCCAATGACAAGTATCTTGGTTTTAGTCAGTATGGTAGTGAAGATACCGACAAGTGCAACAGAAAAGTTAATGACTGGAATAAAGACTTTGAGATTGATCTGATTGGTAGAGAGTATTGTAGAGATAGGCAAATAGACTGCACGGCAGAAGAATTTGAAATCTTTATGAAATGGCAAGGTGCTAAAGGTCAGTTAATTCAATGCCACGAAAAATGGATTGAAACTTTGCAAAACCAAATGAAAGAAATCAAATTAGGATTAAAGTCTTATAGATATCTTGACGAGGGTATTGAACTAGCCAACGAACTTGGTTGCAATCTTACCGACGCAGAAATCATTAGAGTTAATTCTACTGGCTTGGTTATATACAATCCAAAGAACTTGGCAGATAGGGTTAAGGGTATGAATAAGACTACTATAAGCCGAGAGGATAAGATCGCTATGTATAAAAAAGCTATGGCAGAAAGACAAGGACAAGCAAATTAATGCTTGACTATATTAATGGGATATGATATAATATATCCCATTAATAACAAATAGAAAGGATAATATGCAATACTTCATTTTAAGAAAAATAAAAATCTGGGGAAAAGACGAATACTCAACAGATTCAAAAGCAGACCACGGCTATGCTACACTAGACGAGGCAATAACAAAAAAAATAGCATTAGAAACATTAAACACAAATAAAAATGTTTCTTATATTTTGGTTAATGACGGAACACCAACAGAACAAATGATCGAGAATATAGAAGAGCAAACAGAAAGAGCTAATCATATTGCAAAGTCAGTTAATAGAGGCGAACTTTAAGACTTGACACATATGGGATATTATGATATAATATCCCATATAACAAACAGAAAGGATAAGATGTTTTACATAACTTATTACGCAAAAAAACACGGCAAGTTTATCACTAGAAAAGGTCAGTATGATAAACCAGACGGAACGAAAGGAAAATCTTTTGTATCTAAACAAGGCACACCTTGTCTAGTATATTGGGATTTAGATAATGACGGTTGGC